GGAACAAAAATGCTTCCAATTGTTAATTCACTTGCTGACTTTGGTAACTACTATAAATCAATTATTGAACAGAATCAAGGACGTTAGTATTTGAAAAGCTCGAACAATTCCAGTTTGTTTAACTTCCAAACAATTTAATAATTATTTTACACAGCACTTTAACCATAACAGGTTAAGGTGCTTTTTTCATGCCCTAAAAGAGGTGAATGTATGGCAAATGACATTAAAGGCATTACTGTAAAAATCGGTGCAGACACAACAGACTTAAGCAAGGCTATGAGCAGTGCCAACCGTTCCATCACCACCACACAAAAACAGCTGAACGAGGTGCAGAAGGCATTAAAACTTGACCCTTCCAATACGGAGTTGTTGGCACAAAAATACAGACTGCTTACGGAAAAGGCAGACGAAACAAGGAAAAAACTCCAGACCTTAAAAGACGCACAGTCACAGGTTGAGGAGCAGTACCAAAACGGTGAAATCGACCAAGGCAAGTATGATGCCTTCCGCAGAGAGCTGATTACAACGGAAAATCAGCTGAAGGAGTTGGAAAAAGATGTGGCAAGGTCTAATGTCACAATCAATTCTTTTGGAGAGAAAATGAAGGAAACAGGCGGAAAGCTGACAGCGGCAGGAAAAGCCGTTATGCCTGTATCTGCCGCTGTTGCGGGAATCGGCACTGCGGCGGCTGTATCGGCTGTGAATTTTGAGGATGCTATGGCAAAGGTCAGCACCATCGCAGATACTACGGAGGTTCCGCTTGATGAACTGCGTTCTCAGATATTGGCATTATCCTCCCAAACAGGCATTTCCGCCAATGAAATTGCAGACAACGTATACAATGCCATTTCCGCAGGTCAGAAAACAGGTGATGCGGTCAATTTCGTAACCAATTCTACTAAGCTTGCAAAGGCAGGCTTTGCCGATGCAGGTGCGGCTTTGGATGTGCTGACTACCATTTTAAACGCTTACGGCATGGAGGCGTCTGAGGTAACAAATGTTTCCGATATGCTGATTCAGACACAGAACCTTGGCAAAACGACTGTAGCGGAACTATCTTCTTCCATGGGCAAGGTTATCCCTACTGCCAATGCTTATCATGTGCAGTTGGATCAGCTTTGTGCAGGTTATGCCAAAATGACGGCAAACGGTGTTGCCACAGCGGAAAGCACCACCTATATGAACTCCATGCTGAATGAACTTGGAAAAAGAGGTACAACGGTATCCGATATTTTAAAGGAAAAGACAGGCAAAAGCTTTGCGGAGCTGATGGAAAACGGAGCAAGCCTTGCAGATGTACTTTCCATATTGAAGGAATCTGCCGATGAGCAGAATCTTTCCTTTGGTGATTTATGGAGCAGTGCCGAGGCAGGCAAGGCAGGATTGATTCTCTTGGGTGACAGTGCCGAGGATTTTAACAGCACACTTGCCCAGATGCGTGAAAGCACAGGTGCAACGGAAAGTGCCTTTGAAAAACTGCAGACCAACAGCTCCAAAATCAATAAAGCCGTTAATGCAGTAAAAAATACCTTTATCATTTTGGGTGGCGTGATTCTGGATACATTCTCCCCAGCCATAGACGCAGTTACAGGCGGAATACAAAAACTATGCGGATGGATTTCTTCTTTGCCTTCGGGAATACAGGCCATAATCGTTGTTATCGGCACGCTTATAGCCGCCGCAGGGCCTTTGCTTGTTGTGTTGGGAACATTGATGACAAGTATCGGCTCTCTTGCACCAAAGATTAGCACAGCGTCAACAGCTGTCAGCACTTTTTCGGCAGGTCTTGTTTTGCCACTTGCACCAATCGCTGCTATAGCCGCCGCAGTAACGGCTTTGATACTGATTATTGCTGATTTATATAAAAACAACGAGGATTTTCGGAATAACATTCAAATCATCTGGAACAGCATAAAGGAAATTTTAAGTACCGTATTAACGGAGATACAGACGAATTTTTCATTTGTATGGGACGCTGTGAAGGTTATTGTGGAAACGGCACTGAACTTAATTGTTGCTACAACACAGGTGTTTGCAGATGCTCTCAGCGGAAACTGGGAAAACATCAGCAGTGACATTACAAACATTGTTACTATACTGAAGGACGGTATTTTAAGCCTGTTTACCGTTTTAAAGGACGGCATTTTAAATCTCATTACAAATGTTCTCTATCCTAAGCTTGTATCTGTCTGGAATACCATTAAAACCGCTGTTTTGCAGAAGGTGACTGAGATAAAAACAAATGCCGTAAACAAGTTTAATGAACTGGTAACATCTTTGGTAAATATGGGTTCTTCATTTTACAATGCAGGCGTTAATGCTTTTCAAAACTTATGGGAAGGCATGAAGGAAATCTGGAGAAGTCTGAAGGACTGGGTGACGGATACTATCAACTGGCTGAAGGATAAGCTTGCCTTTTGGCGGTCGGCAAATCGGGAAATGAGTGACGATGCAGACGGCTCTCATGCAGGCGGTCTGGACTATGTTCCTTTTGATGGGTATAAGGCAATTCTTCATAAGGGCGAAAGAGTTTTGACGGCGCAGGAAAACAAGACATATCAAAGCAATGTAACCACAAAAAGCGGAGATACCAATGTAACAGTGACGCAGAATTTTTACAATTCCTCGGAAAACACCGCACGAAAGGAGCAGAAAGAACTGCAAAGAACCTTCAGAAAACTTGGCTTTACGGGAGTGTGATGAAATGAAAGCCACGGAAACCTTAATCTATACCAATACGGCAACAAACCAAAGCGTAAGCATCTCGTTTTTATCAAATCTGATACCAACAGCATTTGATGAAGATGTGGATGCTTCTTTTTATACCGATAAAAACAGCGGACAGGATGGAGAAACTCTACAAAACCTTGATTTGGAGCCAAGAGAAATCACTATAAAGGCTGTGTTTCAAGCTGACAGCAACTACCGTCTGTTTGAAAAACACATCAAAAGTGTGTTCAATCCGAAAACGGAAGGCTTATTGAAATATTCTGACGGAGAATATACAAAGTCTATTTCCTGTTATCCGAAAAGCATACCTACATTTTCATATACAAACGGTAAAGGCAGTCTGGAAACGGAACTGATCTGCTACGGCACTTATTGGAAGGAGCAGACCATAACCGATAACCTTGCCAGTATGAAGTCCTCCTTTGTCTTTCCACAACACTTCACTCCTTACACCCTTTTCGGAGTAAAGGCGGCACAGCTTGTAACGAAAATCAATAACACAGGTGATGCAGACAGCGGTTGGACGGTACAGTTTGTATCCTCCTTCGGTTCTGTAAAAAATCCGTATATCATCAACCGAAAAACAGGAGAAGGTGTGTATTTTACAGAGGAAATGACTAAGGGTGATGAGCTGCTTATTGATTTTACAAAACAACAGCCTGTTATCTATAAAAACGGCAAAAAGGATTTTTCTGTTTTAAACGCACTCAAAAGTAGTTTTTTCAAGTTCTTTGTAGGAGAAAATGAGATTGAATACGGTGCGGAGGAAAATGTAACCAATCTGGAAGTTTATTTTAACTACAATCCGTTGGTACTGTAAGGAGGATTTATGAGAGTTGACATTTATTCTGATTTTACGCTGAAGGACATACTCCAGTCCTACAGCAGTATCCAGTTTTCGGAATGTATCCGAGATGTGGGAGATATTCAGTTATCTTTTACAGATAACGAGGTTTATAAAAACATAAAGGTTACGGAGGATGTTCTTGTAGTTGGAAATAACGCTTACTTGGCAGAAAACAAGCATAAAACCGACAGCAAGGATTTAAGGAAATACGAAATCACAGGCAGACATATTACTTCTGTACTTTCTTGGCGGTGCGTCAAAGGCTTTGAAGTGCCAGTGGGTGAAACCTATGAGGACGCCTGTATCCGACTTGTGCAGGAAAATTTTATTTCTCCACCAGACAAGAAACGCACAATCCCAAATTTCACATTTAAAAGACTTGGACTGTCTCAAAAAAACACAGTAAAACGCATCTATGAGGCAAATGACTGCTTGAGTATTTTGAAATTCATCAGCAAGCTCGGCGGTTTCGGTTTCTGGCTTGAGTATGACATTCAAGAAAAAAAGCTTGTGTTTTGCTGTGTCCCTGTTTCCGACAGGAGCAGTACAGTGATTTTCGGGGATAAGTTCAACAACATTTCCGAAACAGATATTTATGAGGAAACCTCAGACTATAAAAATGTGGCATATCTTTATACCGAGCCAACGGAAACGGAGGAAGAAAGCTACACAGCTTACGGTGAAACAGATGCAGAAGGACTGCTTCGCAGAGAGTACGTGGAGAAAGGCAGTTTCGTTGAAGATTTACTGGAAGGACTGAAGGAGAAATCCAAAACAACAGGTGCGGAATTTGTAATTTTAAATTCCGAACAGTATCAGTATAACAAGGACTATTTTCTTGGAGATACAGTGCTTTTAACGGATACGGACAGCGGTCTTGCCTTGGCAAAGCCTATAGAGAAAGTAACGCATTTTTATGAAAAGACCTATGAAATGGAGATTACCTACGGGGATGCCATTCCCACGATTTTTACAAAGAAATGAGGTGTTTTGATGAGTATAACCTATTTTCCTTTTGATGCCGTGGTGGACAGTGACGGAAACTATGACAGAACATATACCAGTGAGCAGTTTGCTCTGTATTTCAGCAAGCTGTTCTCAAACGGTGTCTATGGTGCGGACTCCACAGGCCTGCAGGTGACAGCCTTAAACGGAAATATGTATATCACGGTTGCGGCAGGTGCTTTTTTCATCAATGGCAGATTCTATGCCAATGATGAGGACGAAAATATCTTGCTTACAACAGGTAATATCAACTACGGCAGATATGACCGAGTGGTGGCAAGAGCGGACTTTGTAAACAGAGTCTGCGGTGTGTATGTTTTGGAGGGAACACCAAGTTCAAATCCTGTTGTTCCTTCCCTTACTCAGACGGCAGACAGATTTGAAATTCCTCTTGCCACAATCTACGTTGCCTCCGGTGCAGCAAGCCTTACCCAGTACAACATCACCGATGAAAGAGTCGGTGTGTACTGCACGCTGACAGGTTTTACGGCAAGTGATTATTTTACGGCATACAGCAAGGCCTATCAGCAGTTCAGCGATGAAGTGCAGGAAAAAGTGAATACCCAGTTTACGGCACAGGTGAATAAAACAAATGCACAGCTTGCCAATCAACAGGCGGAGTTTTCTCATCTGCAAAGTGCTGTCAATGAGTGGTACAAAGGCGTTTTGAATGATATTTCACAGTTACAGACTTTTGACTTTGACAACATTGCCTATCGTATTGGTGCAACGGTGACATCAAACATTACAGATACGGTAGTTACGGAAACCATGGTGCTGAATGAAGTGAAAATTGCAGAGCGAATCACTAATATCGAAGATACGGTTATCCGCTGTGTAACCAAAGCATGGGATTCTGACGGCAGTCATGTACTTTTAAACAGCACAACGGAAACAACCATTACAGATGGTGTGATTACAAGCGTTGTCAGCCAGAATTGAAAGGAGAAAACCTATGGATGTAACAGTATTTGCAACACTGAAAAAACTAATCGGAAAGAAAAATGATTCTACGGATGAAACAGTAAACGGAAAGCTAAATACAGTCATCAATAATACTTCCGCAAGCACATCTGCAAATGCAAGCGGTACATTAAGCCAGAAATTAAGCTATCTCATCAGCAGCTTAATCGGTACGGCAAACGCATCCGGCGGAAGTGCCGCGGCAGGAACGGTTATGAGTAAGCTGAATGCACTGCTTTCCTCTTGGACAGCGGCAAGAGCAGGATACCTTGATAACATCCGTTCCTACACCGTTACCAACAACAGTGCAAGCAGTACAGGCGTGTTGAGCCAAAAGCTGAGTTATCTCATTTCCCAACGGCAGGCAAGCCAAACAGGTACGGGAATAACAGTTTACTCGGGTTCGATAACATCCGCTACCTATTCTGACAGATATATTTGTATTGCAAAATTTGTTGCTCCTGTCAGCGGAGTTTATAAAGTAACAGTGACAGCCAATGCACAAAGCTATTCCTCAAATATTGAGGTAAGAAAAATCATCACCGCAACAGCGTCCTATTGCTATAATGCTACAAGCAATAACTACAGTTATGTAGGTGGAAGAACCATTGACCAAAATGCGTCTTACGATGCCTCATCGGTAAACAGTGTCAGCTATGCAAGCAAAACAGATTCATCCTCTGTATCTTGGGGTGAGTATATTTCAGACCGAGGCAGTACGCTTTTTTACCTTATGCCATGTATCGGTATGATTCAGACAAGTACATCTGCCACAGTGTCCAAAACCTTCAGTATGTACTGCACTGCAGGTGAACAGGTTCAGCTTGTGGAGTATTATTCCGGTTCAAGAAGCTATTACATTCATTCCGTAACCGTTACATATCAAGGAAGGTGATTTTATGTTTGAAGTAAGAAATGAAACGGAAATCTGGTATAAGGCTAAAGAAATGCCGGAATGGATTCATTATGGTTCACTTTTTGTTGTTGAACCGGTAGAAAAAGAAAAATATGCGGTGAAACGATTTGACTTGGAGAAAGGCGAATATCTGCTTTTTTCAGACTGCAAAAGCTATTTTTATGACGGCAAGGAGTATGAAGTTGAAAATGGATACTTTACCATTCCTGTTAAAAAGGAAGAAACACTGGTGTATCAGCCCAATGACGCAGAGCTTGCCATTATGGAAATGCAGGCGGATATGTATGAACAGCAGGAACAAAGCAATTTAACCTTAATGGAGTCTTTGGCTGACTTTTATGAAACCATGATGGGAGGAAACGAAAAATGACAGAGATGTATTTTCAGTTGGTAATCAATCAGAGAAGAACCTGTGATGAAAAGAATAAAGTCGTAAAGCTTGTGCCGAAAACACAGCTTTCGGAGGTAAAGGCATTGCTTGAAGAACGAGGATATGACTTAAACGGATATAAGGCGGAATGACGTTTTTTTTTGGAGGTGATGAAAATGAAGGATTTTTGGAATGTAATTCAGCTGATATTCTCCGCTTTGGGAGGATGGCTTGGGTACTTCCTCGGTGGCTGTGACGGTCTGCTTTACACATTGCTTGCATTTACGGCAATTGACTATATCACAGGCGTTATGTGTGCAGTCAATGACCATACTCTTTCCAGTGAGGTTGGGTTTCGTGGCATTTGCCGTAAGGTGCTGATTTTTATGTTGGTTGGAATTGCAAACATACTTGACGCAGATGTTGTCGGAACAGGCAGTGTGCTAAGAACGGCAGTGATTTTCTTTTATATTTCCAATGAGGGCGTGAGCCTTTTGGAAAATGCCGCCCATCTGGGACTGCCTGTACCGGAGAAGATAAAGACGGTGTTGGAACAACTCCATGACAGAGCGGAAAAGGAGGAAAAATAATATGGCTTATACAAACAGTAACCTGGTATCTTACACCAAACTCAGTCCTAATCATTCCGGACAGCGTACCCACAGCATCGACCGCATCACGCCACACTGCGTGGTAGGACAGCTTTCCTGTGAGAGCATCTGCGGATGTTTTTCCAGTCCATCCAGACAGGCAAGCTGTAATTATGGCATTGGCAATGATGGGCGTATTGCCCTTTGCGTTGAGGAGAAGAACCGCAGTTGGTGTTCTTCCTCCAATGCCAATGATCAGCGTGCCGTCACTATCGAGTGTGCCAGTGATGTGTCTGAGCCATATGCGATGAACAATGTTGTCTATGATTCTTTGGTGAAACTTTGTACTGACATATGCAAGCGTAACGGAAAAAAGAAGCTCTTGTGGCTTGCTGACAAGAATAAGACATTGAATTATACTCCAAAGTCTGATGAAATGGTTCTGACAGTTCATCGGTGGTTTGCCAATAAAAGTTGCCCCGGCAACTGGCTCTATGCAAGGCTGGGTGATTTGGCAGCAAAGGTAACAGCTAATCTTGACGGCAGTTCTGTTACACCACATGCTGCGACAACGGGGCTCTATTTGGTGCGTAAATCCTGGGCAGATGCTAAATCGCAGAAGGGAGCATTTAAGTCTTTGGATAACGCCAAGAAGTGTGCGGCATCCAATCCGGGCTACTATGTTTTTGATGTTGACGGGAATGTTGTGAATGAAATAGGAATCTCGAGTACCAAAACGGTAGACGAGCTTGTAAAGGAAGTCATCAAAGGTGTATGGGGCAGCGGTGCCGACAGAAAGGCGAGGCTCACCGCAGCCGGACATGATTATGCAAAGGTACAGAAGAGAATCAATGAACTCTTAAAATAAGAAATAATCGAAACAGTGCTATGAGCCTGCTTGCATTCTTCGGAGTGTAGGCAGGTTTTATTTTTTTTGTAAAAAGCGTCCTTTTGATTGTTCTTTCGAGGCTAACAGTTAGGAAGAGCAAAACAAGGAAAAAAGAAAAATAAAAAGTTTTTCAAAAAAACGTCCTTTAGAGCATCTTCCCAAGGCTAACAGTTAGAGAGAAACAAATCTCTCGGAAATGGAGGTGTTAACGATGAAACATAATCTTCACATTAGTGTTTCGGACAAGCCACAACGAAACGGCATGGTTTCTTGTAAAAGCATCAGCATGAGAGAACGATTTCTGTGTATGCTCTTTGGCAAAAAGCAGAAGATCATGATCCTTGTTCCTGGTGATGCAATCGAGGAACTTGCTATCACAAAAATTACGGAAGGAGGTAGACCATGAACAAAGTAACAGAATTACTTGACGCTGTTGGTGGTGTCATCACTTGTGTTCGTAACCTGGCAGACAGTCTTCAGGTGGCAGCTGATATTCTTACAGATATGAAATATGTAGAAGTAACTGAATCACAGTCTGTAGCACAGATTTCTGAAAAGACTGAAAAGCCTAAGAAGGAAAAAACAAAGGTTTACACACTCGAAGATGTAAGAGGAGTTCTTGCCGAAAAGAGTCAGAGCGGACTTACATCAGAAGTTAAGGACTTGATTGCAAAGTTCGGAGGCAGCAAGTTATCCGACATCGACCCTATCAACTATGAAGCAATCATCAAAGAGGCGGAGGTGCTTGGAAATGGGTAAACACGCATTCCTCTCCCCGTCAAGTTCTCACAGATGGCTTAACTGTACACCTAGTGCAAGTCTTGAATCAGAGTTTGAAAACAAGACAAGTCAGGCAGCAGAAGAAGGAACAGCTGCTCATGCATGGTGTGAACACAAGCTTAAGAAGGCACTCCGAAGAAGAAGCAAAAGACCCATTTCTTCTTATGACAGTGATGAAATGCAGGAATATACAGATGCATATGTGGACTTTGTCTTGGAGCAGCTTGATATTGCAAAGCAGAACTGCAATGACCCATTGGTGCTGATAGAGCAACACGTAGACTTCTCTGAATATGTGCCGGATGGATACGGAACAGCTGACTGCGTTATTGTTTCAGATGATAAGCTGCACATCATTGATTTCAAATACGGCATGGGAGTTCTGGTAGACGCTACAGACAATCCACAGATGAAATGCTATGCACTCGGTGTCCTTGCAATCTATGACAGCTTATATGACATCAAGGAAGTATCGATGTCCATCTTCCAGCCGCGCAGTGAGAATGTGAGTACCTGGACAATACCGGTTGAGAAACTTAAGGCCTGGGCAGAAGGAGTATTAAAGCCAAAGGCTGAAATGGCCATGAATGGCGAAGGCGAATACTATCCCGGCGAATGGTGTACCTTCTGCAGGGCAGCAGTCAGATGCAGAGCAAGAGCAGAAGAAAAGCTGAAACTTGCACAGGAAGAATTCAAACTTCCTCCACTTCTTACAGATTCGGAAATAGAAGAAATCTTAACGGTTATTCCTGATCTTACAAAGTGGGCAAATGAGATTATGGCTTATGCTACCGAATCAGCTGTGAGCCACGGCAAGCAGTGGAATGGATTCAAGGTTGTTGAAGGACGCTCCGTCCGTAAGTACAAGGACGAGAATGAAGTTGCCAAAGCAGCCAAGGAGGCAGGCTATAAGGATATTTACCGTCAGAGCCTTATTACTCTTACAGAGATGCAGAAACTGATGGGTAAAGCAACATTTGAAAAGGTACTGGGTGACCTTATCTACAAACCAACCGGAAAGCCGACTCTTGTACCTAACTCGGATAAGAGAAAGGCAATGAATATATCAGACGCTAAAAACGAATTTAAAATGGAGGATTAACGATTATGGCAAACGTAAACAAAACTAAGGTAATTACAGGCAAGAACACAAGACTTTCTTATTTCCATGGATGGGAGCCTACATCTATCAATGGTGGTCCTGAAAGATACAGTGTATCTGTTCTTATTCCGAAGGATGATAAGGAAACGATAAAGGCGATCAACGATGCAGTTGATGCAGCTATTGAGGAAGGCATCGCAAAGTTCGGTGGCAAAAAACCTAACAAGGCGGCAATTAAGCTTCCTCTTCGTGACGGAGATACAGAACGTGAGGACGAGGCGTATGCAGGACATTGGTTCATCAATGCCAACAGTAAGACAGCACCACAGATTGTTGATAAGGCCGTAAAGCCTATCCTTGACCGTGATGAAGTGTACAGTGGTTGTTATGCTAGAGTTTCTCTTAATTTCTATGCATTCAACTCCAATGGTAATAAGGGTATTGCCTGTGGTCTTGGTAATATTCAGAAAATCAGAGACGGAGAGTCCCTTGGTGGTCGCAGTTCTGCAGCTGATGATTTCAGCACTGAGGAAGATGACGATTTCTTATCTTAATCTGAACCGACCCTTTAACTTTCTGCAGACGGTGGAGGACAATCCTCTGCCGTCTGTTTTACTTTGGAAGGAAGTGAGAATGTGAAATCAATTAGTATAGATATTGAAACCTTTTCAAGTGTAAGTTTACAGAAGTCTGGGGTTTATCGTTATGCAGAAAGTGATGACTTTGAGATTCTGCTTTTCGGATATTCCGTAGATGGTGGCGAGGTCAAGGTTGTAGATCTGGCAGTGGGAGAAAAGATCCCAAACGATATTATTGATGCCTTAACTGATGATGAAGTAATAAAGTGGGCATTCAATGCACAGTTTGAGAGAGTCTGTTTATCCAGGTATCTTCGTGATAATGGTGTATCTCTCGGGGGATATTGTCTTGATCCTGTGTCGTGGCATTGCACTATGGTATGGGCAGCAACTCTTGGACTTCCATTATCCCTTGAAGGAGTAGGTGCTGTTCTTGGACTTGAAAAGCAGAAACTCACAGAAGGCAAGAATCTCATCAAATACTTCTGTGTTCCCTGTTCCCCAACCAAGGTAAACGGTGGCAGAACAAGAAATATGCCATATCACGATTTGGAGAAGTGGACGCAGTTTAAGGCATACAACCTTCGAGATGTTGAAACAGAGATGGGTATCCAACAGAAACTATCCCGTTTTCCGGTAAGCGAAAGTATATGGGATGAGTATCATTTAGATCAGGAAATCAATGACCGTGGAATTGGTGTTGATATGGTTTTTGTTAAGAATGCCATTGCCTTTGATGAGAAGAGCAAGACGGCACTTACAAAACAGATGCAGGAACTTACCGGTCTTGAAAATCCTAATTCTGTACAGCAGATGAAGAACTGGCTTTCAGAGAATGGACTTGAAACAGACAGCCTCGGTAAGAAAGTGGTGGCCGAAATAATGAAGGATGCACCTGAACATCTTGTAGATGTGTTATCCCTTCGTCAGCAGCTTGCCAAGAGCAGTGTGAAGAAATATACGGCTATAGAAAATGCTGTGTGCATGGATAGCAGAGTAAGAGGAATGTTCCAATTTTACGGAGCCAACAGAACCGGCAGGTTTGCCGGAAGACTGGTGCAGCTCCAGAACCTGCCCCAGAACCATATTTCAGATCTTGCACAGGCAAGAGGTCTTGTAAGATGTGGCAACTTTGATGCCCTTGAATTTTTATATGATGATATCCCAGATACATTATCACAGCTTATCCGTACAGCCTTTGTGCCACAGGGAGATAACAAATTCATTGTTGCAGACTTTTCTGCCATTGAAGCGAGAGTCCTTGCGTGGCTTGCTGACGAGAAATGGCGAATCAAAGTGTTTGAAGAAGGCAAGGATATCTATTGCAGCAGTGCATCACAGATGTTCGGTGTGCCTGTTGAAAAGCATGGTGTTAACGGTCACTTAAGACAAAAGGGCAAGATTGCAGAACTTGCTCTTGGATATGGTGGTTCGGTCGGTGCATTGAAAGCAATGGGAGCTATTGAAATGGGACTTACCGAGGAAGAACTCCAGCCTCTTGTCTATGCCTGGAGAAATTCAAATCCTGCCATCACAATGCTGTGGTGGGATATTGATAACTGTGTAAAGGAAACAGTCAAGAAGAGAATCACAACCGAAACTCACGGCATACGATTTATGCATGAGAGTGGCTTTCTTTTTATCGTTCTTCCTTCCGGCAGAAGGCTGGCATATGTAAAACCAAAGATGGGTGTGAATCAGTTCGGTGGTGAGTCTGTTACCTATGAGGGTGTTGGTGGCACAAAGAAATGGGAAAGGCTCGAAAGCTATGGCCCCAAGTTTTGTGAAAATATCACGCAGGCAATTGCAAGGGATATTCTGATATATGCCATGCAGACTTTAAGGTGCTGTAATATCGTTGCTCATGTGCATGATGAAGTCATCATCGAGTGCAGAAAGGATATGTCCCTTGATGCCGTGTGTGAACAGATGGGAAGAACTCCACCCTGGGCGAAAGGTCTGCTTCTTCGTGCTGATGGCTATGAATGTCGGTTTTATAAAAAAGATTAATGAAAAACGTCCTTTTCAACCTCCTGCCAAGGCTATCTGGTAGGAGGTGCTTTTTTATGCAGATTACAAAATTAGAAGAAGGTATATCGGCACCAAAGTCAAACATAAAGGTGTTTACTAAGGAAGAATTACAACAGGAGTTTGACTTTATTCTTGCTGAAAAGATAGTGCGAAAAATGGCAAAAAAGGGTCTGATTTCTGATGATGAATTACACAAAATATCGGAGAAAAACCGACTTATTTTCTCTCCTTATTTAAGCGAAATTTATAAGTAATTGACTTGATATATATGAGTTTCTACGGGAATATGTCCATACGAAAGCGAGGTGAGTTAAGTGAAGAATGTAACAAAAATCGACAGGGTTGACCTTTCGATATTCAAAAAGACAAGGGTTGCTGCGTACTGCAGAGTTTCTACTGACAGTGATGAGCAGGAACTCAGCCTGGACGCACAAAAGAAACATTATGAAAGTTATATCAAATCCAACAGTGAATGGGAATATGCAGGGATTTATTATGATGATGGTATCAGTGGTACAAAAACGGCAAAACGAGAGGGTTTGTTAAGACTTATGGACGATTGTGAAAAGGGTCTTATTGATTTGGTTATAACAAAATCCATCAGCAGATTCAGCAGAAATACCACAGATTGCCTTGCATTTGTAAGGAAACTCTTGAACTATGATGTTTATGTCATTTTCGAGAAAGAGAATATCCACACAGGTTCTATGGAAAGTGAAATGATGCTTGCAATTTTGGCAAGTATGGCAGAAAGCGAGTCACGCTCCATTTCCGAGAATGAGAAGTGGAGCATCAAGAAGAGATTCCAGAACGGTACTTATATAATTGCCTATCCGCCTTATGGTTATGCCAATGTTAATGGTGAGATGGTGATTATTCCTAAACAGGCAGAAGTTATAAAAGAGATTTTTGCAGGATGCCTTGCCGGAAAGAGTACCCACATCATTGCAAAGGAACTGAATGAAAAAGGCGTTCCTACCAAGAAAGGTGCTAAGTGGACAGGCGGAACGATTAACGGCATTCTTGTAAATGAAAAGTACATAGGTGATGCATTGTTTCAAAAGACTATCACAGATGCAGCGTTCAAGCGAAAAAGGAACTATGGCGAAGAAGAACAGTATTACTGTGAAAATCATCACGAACCAATCATTGACAAGGATACCTTTGAAAAGGCAAAGGAAGCAATTAGGCAGCGAGGACTTGAAAAAGGCAACTGCACCGAAGATACATCAAAGTATCAGAACAGATATGCCATGTCCGGTAAAATAAAGTGTGGCGAGTGCGGAAGATCATTTAAGAGAAGATACCACTACACTTCACACGGCAAAAGCTATAATGCCTGGTGCTGTGGTGGTCACTTGGAAGACTCGAAATCCTGTTCAATGAAATTTATTCGTGATGATGATTTAAAGAGAACCTTCCTTACCATGATGAACAAGCTGGTATTTGGAAACGACCTGGTCTTGAAACCGCTCCTTATTTCCATTACAACAAATAATTCTAAAAAGAACGCAAACAGTGTGGAAGATATCGAAAAGGAAATGAAGAGCAATGAAGAACAGAGAAAGCAGTTGAATATGCTGCTGACCAATGGGTATCTTGAAAGACCTGTATTTGCCGAGGCTCATAATAAACTGATTATGGAATACGAGCATCTGGTAGCCAAAAGAGATTTATTATTCAGAATGGATGTTGCCGGATATACCATGGAGCAGGCTTTAAAAGAATTAGTCGATTTCCTTAACGATGCAAAACCTTTTACTGAATGGGAAGAATCCCTATTTGAAAGATTTATAGAAAAGGTAAAAGTGCTGTCAAGGGAGAAAGTTGAATTTGAATTTAAGTGTGGCTTAAAACTAAAAGAAAGGATTGATTGAAATGGCACACATACCACTTGGGTACAAAATAGTTGACGGATGTGCTGTGACCGATGAACCAACTGTCAAGCAGATTAAGGCAACCTACAGATACTACTTTGAAGGTAAATCACTCGTTGATGCTGCCGAGGAAGCAGGTTTCAAGATGAACCACGCTACGGTCAAGAGAATGCTTTCTAATAAGAAGTATCTGGGGACAGACTATTACCCACAGATTATTGATGAAGAAACCATAGAAAGGTTTCAGGAAGAACTGACACGAAGGGCAGGCAACCTTGGAAGGCTTGATAGAAAATGCAAGGAGAGGAATATTACGATACCTACATCATTTAGGTTCAAGCCTGCAGAACTTACCTTTGCTGCTCCCTTTGAGCAGGCAGAATACATTTACAGTTTGATAGATAGCGAGGAATAACACATGGCAGGAGCAAAGAATATAACAGTTATTCCGGCAAAAAAACGTGTAGGTAATACAGCCACTGCGGAGAGTAAGCCAAAGCTAAAGGCCGCAGCGTACTGTAGAGTAAGTACTGACAGCGAAGAACAGGCTACAAGCTACGATGCACAGGTTACGCATTACACAGAATTTATTAGAAAGAATCCTGAATGGGAGTTTGCCGGGATTTATGCTGATGACGGTATCAGCGGAACAAACACTAAAAAGCGAGAAGAGTTTAACCACATGATTGAAGATACGATGGCAGGCAAGATTGATATGATCATTACAAAGTCAATCAGCCGATTTGCAAGAAATACCTTAGACTGCCTTAAGTACATAAGACAGCTTAAGGAAAAGAACGTGCCAGTATTCTTCGAGAAAGAAAACATCAATACGATGGATTCCAAGGGTGAGGTGCTGCTTACGATTATGGCCTCCCTTGCACAGCAGGAATCGGAGTCGCTTTCAAAGAATGTTAAGATGGGTATTCAATTCAGATATCAGAATGGTGAGGTTCAGGTCAATCACAACTGGTTCTTGGGATACACCAAAGATGAGAACGGACACCTTATCATTGATGAAGACCAGGCTGTGGTAGTAAGAAGAATATTTCGAGAGTATCTGCAGGGAGCAAGCCTTAAGACGATTGCAGACGGACTTATGGCAGACGGCATACCTACAGCAACTGGGAACATGAAATGGCGTGGGGACGGCATTAGAAAGATACTTACAAACGAGAAGTACATGGGTGATGCCCTTTTGCAGAAGACCTATACGGTTGATGTTCTTACTAAGAAACGAGTATCTAACAACGGCATTGTTCCACAGTACTATGTTGAGAACAACCACGAAGCAATCATTCCAAGACAGCTGTTTATGCAGGTTCAGGAAGAACTCTTTCGCAGGGCACACCTTAAAACAGAGGGTGGAAAAACCAAGAGAGTCTACAGTAGCAAGTATGCATTATCGAGTATTGTCTATTGTGGCAAATGCGGAGATCTTTTCAGAAGAGTGGCATGGAAGGCCAGGGGTGCATCCTACAACAAATGGAGATGTGCCAGCAGAATTGAAAAGGGCCCAAAGAAAGGATGTGATGCCGATGCCATCAGTGAAGTTGAACTTCAGAATGCAGTGGTAAGAGCCATCAATAAGACCCTTGGCGGACGAGAACAGTTTCTGATTCAGTTGCAGTATAATATCGAGGAAGTGCTAAACGGGGACTCTACTGCAACACTTGACTACATTGACCAAAGGATGGCAGAACTTCAGGAAAAGCTTGTATTGTGCGTAAACAAGAATGCTGAGTACGATGTTATTGCAAATGAGATTGATGCTTTAAGGGAAAAGAAGGCAGCAGTTGTAACCAAGGATGCCGAGCAGGAAATGTTAAAAAAACGAATCGAAGAGATGCGACAGTTCCTGCAGACACAGTCAAGCCGAGTGACTGAATACGATGAGCAGATGGTAAGAAGACTCATTGAGAAGATTACGGTCTTTGATGACAAGCTTATCTTTCAATTCAAATCCGGCATGACACTTGAACTAAAGAGATAATTGAACAAGAACTACGATACGGACACCTTGCAGCAATGCAGGGTGTTTTTGCCGTTCATAGAAAATTTACAGAGTAGAATTGTGACAGGATTGAAAATATCAACCAAATGGTTTATAATACAATAGATTGAGATGCGTTTTTACATGGAGGATTAAGATGAAGACATCCGATATGATTAAAGAATTATGTAATAAAAAGAATGTAAGCGTTTCAGAACTTGCCAGACGGATAGGTCAGACTCCACAGAACTTTGGTAAGAAAATGAAACGAGATACTGTGACCTTGGAAGAATTGAAGCTGATAGCTGATGTCATGGGTGTTACCTTTGAGCAGTCGTTTATCTTCCCAGATGGAGAGCAGATAAAAACGAGTAACAAATAGGAAAGTTAGGAGGACTAAATAATGGCAAATGAACTACAGCCGCTTTCTTTACTTTTTCAAAACAGACTTTTCAGAATTCCGGACTATCAGAGAGGCTATGCTTGGCAGCAGTCACAGCTTACTGATTTTTGGGATGATTTAGTAAATCTTCAAGAAGGAAGATATCACTATACAGGTTTATTGTCTCTTAAGAATCTGAAATCTTCTGAAACAACATCATGGGGTGGTGACCTTTGGATGGTATCAAAAGGATTCAAGCCCTGTCATATTGTTGATGGACAGCAGAGACTGACAACTTTTGTTATTCTTTTAAATGAAATCGTGGAGTATTCCAGAACATTAAAAGAGAATGGAGGTTTATCCGACCGGGATATTGTGCTGGGATATGAAACGTTGGAAGATGTAGTTGCCAAATATATTTGTCAACATAGACCGCCGAATAAGCAGATAACTACATACCTGTTCGGCTATGAGGTGGATAACCCTAGTTCTGACTATTTACAGTACAAAATTTTTAATGAGCCTTATTCCGGGACCGTTAATGAAACGTACTACACAAGAAATCTGAAGTTTGCCAAGAACTTCTTTAGAGAGAATCTGACCGCCCTCTATGAGAGCGAAGGCATGGATGGAATCAATGAATTATACCTCAAACTGACGCAGAGGCTGATGTTTAACATTCATGAAATCGATGATGATTACGATGTGTTTGTAGCATTTGAAACCATGAATAACCGTGGTAAGAAACTCACAAACCTGGAATTATTGAAGAACCGACTAATTTACCTGACAACTCTTTATCCGGAAAGTAAGCTCGATAAGATGGATAAAGAGAATCTGCGTAAACAGATTAATGATACCTGGAAGGAAGTGTACTTCCAACTTGGCAGAAATGAGAAGACCCCGCTCTCGGACGATGATTTTTTGAGGGCACATTGGATTGTGTATTTCGCTTACTCCAGAAGAAAAGGTGATGACTATATTCATTTCCTTTTGAACAAGTTCTCTGCCAAGAATATTTTTGAAAAGAAAACGGTGGCTGTTGCCGATGACTCCTTAACGGTTGTTAGTGATACGGACTATGATTCGGATACTGACATTGAAGATGAATCTGGTGAAGTAGAAACTGTTGAGGTTTCCAAACTTGAACCTGGAGAAATCCTTGACTATGTAAACAGTCTGAAAGATATGGCAAAGTACTGGTATGATACTTTCTTCCCATTCCAGAGTGAGAATCTTTCCGATGATGAAAAGGTATGGGTGGATCGTTTGAACCGCATCGGCATTGGACATTTCAGACCTTTGATTATGGCTGTTATCAGCCGAAGAGACTTGAAACCGGAAAAGAGGATTGAACTGTATACAGCTGTTGAGAGATTTATCTTTATTTGTTTCCGTCTTGGATATTTTAATGCCACATTTAGAAGCAGTGAGTATTATCGTGCATCTCGCAGCATTTACCTCAAGGAAATGGACATTGATGATTTAATCAATGATATCAATGAAACTACGGATGCCAACATCGAATATGCACTTCCGAACTTTATAACCAAGATAGAAAAGCACTTCGATAACAAGGGCGGTTTCTATTACTGGAACTCTATCAAGTACTTCTTATATGAGTATGAGTACCAGCTTGCAAAGAAAAACAACCTGGATAAGGTGAGTTGGGAGATGTTTACAAAGACTGAAAAGGACAAAGTTTCTATTGAGCATATTCTTCCGCAGACTCCGTCAAGGTTCTATTGGCGTAATCAATTTAGACAGTTTAGCGGCGAGGAAATCGAATTATTGTCCTGCACTCTTGGAAACCTTCTTCCTCTTTCACAGAGTATCAATTCAGCATTGCAGAATGATAGTTTTGAGGATAAGAAAACATCCAAGAACGGTGGCCGAAGAGGTTATCAGAATGGATCGCATTCTGAAATTGAGGTTGCCAAGGAATCTGACTGGACAGCAGACCGGATTTATCAGAGAAGCAAGAAACTTCTGGAGTTCATGGAAAACAGATGGAAGTTTAGTTTTACTTCAGAACAGATGAATAAACTCATCTATGTTACATGGGTAAATGATGGCAGGGCTGTCCCAGCCCCGCTATCAGAAGAACCGGAAAAACCTGCTGATTCATCAAGCAAAGGAAAACAACCTTCTAAGCCCGTAGGCGATTTAGGGGAGCTTCAACTTAAATTTTGGTCAAGCTTTGTAGAATACTGTAAGGAAGAAGGCAGAGATACTGACATTGCTCTTCGTAAACCATTGGCACAGAATTGGTATGATATTCCTGTGAATGGTGCTGATTACCATCTTTCTTATACCGTTACACGCAGTAAGTATTTATCCTTACTGATTTATGCTTATAATAAAGAAGCGTTTGAAAGACTCGAAAGTAAGAAGAGCAAGATTGAAGAAATATTTGGAAACAAGCTTGACTGGTATTCCAGCCGTGAAGGTAGTGAGGCAAAACGCATCATCTATAAGCGTGAAGCCGATGTGTTCAATCCATCAAAGCAGGAAGAATACTTTGCCTGGATGATTGATAAATGTGATGAACTTAGCAATGCACTTGTGCAGGTCGGTGAAATGGATGAAGAACCGAAGGAAAAAGATAAGTTTTCAAAGTTGAAACAGTATCTTGAAAACTGTGGGAAGACCGAACTGACATTGACCTTTACTGATATTGAAACCATTATTGGTTGCAACCTTTGTAAGTCGGCATACAACTATTCTGCATACTGGACTCCATCACCAACCCATACAATGCCGAATACTATCCTAGCAGCAGGATTTAAAGTGGTATCGGTTGATTTGCTTTCTAATTCATTGTTATTACATAAACAATAG